GGTGTGTCTGAATACTTTGATACTTTCCAAAGACAGATGGTTGTTGGTTTGTTATGTCCAGAGGAATCTTTGGGTATGGGTGCAGGCTCGACCGAGGCTACAGCCAAAGTAAAAGAGATTATGTTTGAGCGATTTATAAAAGCTATACAACATAAACTTGCTACAAAACTTAGGATGGAGATAATCAATGATATACTAATAGCTAATGGATTTGAACCTGATATAGTTCATATGAGATTTAATTCTGTTACAGATGCAGATGAAGCTGTGAAGTCCAAGTGGTTAGGTAATCTTTTACGAGGTTTCCCACAAGGAAAGAAACCATTTACTATAAATGAGATCCGAGCTATATTCGATTTCCCACCGATTGAAGGTGGCGATGAATTAGCAGAGGGCAATGATGTTGAAGATGTTGAGAATAAACCAGAGGAAGAGGATGGAAAAGAGCCAGAAGAAGAAACTGAAGAGCCCAAAGAAGGAACTCCACCAGATAAAAGTTAAATTAGATTATAATAAGAAAATCATAGAGAAAGATGGCGGAGCTAGGATTTATAGAGATTGTGTATTGCTTACTCCTGGTTCATGGAGTGATTCTACAGGTATGTCTCCAATAGAATATACAGAAAGTGAATTGAGAAAATCTGCTAAACACTGGGAATCCAATTTTTTGAATATTGATCATAATTGGGGTGTGCTGTCTAGAATTGGACATGTACAAAATACACATTGGGACGGAGCAGTTAAAGGAGACCTTATGATATACCCTATAACACAAAGTGCTAGAGATACAATAGCTTTGGTGGATGCTGGGTTGATAAATGAGTTATCTGTAGAACTTATGTCCAGGGATGTGTGGAAGGCAGAAGAGGAAAGAAGATTTGCTACTGATATAACTTTTATTGGATTGGCTGTGGTAGTTATGGGAGCATGTAGTGAGACGAGGATTAAAAATTAGATATGGTACACAGGTGATATTGTATGGAAAAAAGTTATAGAAATAATACACAATTTCTAGAAGAGTATAAAAAAGAACTAAGAGAAAAATACATAGATTATATGTTTGGGGATGAAACACCCGCAACTGATATAATAGCATCTTATAGAACTAGAATTGTTCAATTAGATTTTATTATAAAAAATCTACCAAAAGATTAGGAGGAACTATGGTAAAATTAGTAACTTGCAGTTTTGTAAATAAGTGCAAGAACAAAGGAAAACTATGTGAAGAATGTAAATGGAATGCAGATATAGAATTGAAAGACAATCTGCTCATTGAGACGGAAGACGGGAAGACACTGAAATTTCTATGAATACAGATGAACCATTATGGGTGTTAGGATGTCCTTATTGTATGGCATTCTCTCATCTGGAGATCAAAACTAAATTATATTGGCCTGAAAATATAAATCAGGTAAAAGATTCAGATTTTATTATTATAGAATGTCCTAGGAAGCATATACCTCATGTTATATTTAGGGATCATGTGCCTACGGTGCTTAGCGAATCTTGGGGCAGAATGCTATATAGGGCGCGGAAGATCTTCGGTAATGATATCAAATTGAACATATCATCGGAGTTTATACGTGATCATTTTAATTGTTATGTTGTAAAGAATGAATATTAAGGTGAATATATGCCTACCAAGTGTGGTTTAAAGGATAAGAAAGGCTACTTCTGCCGCTGGGGGAGCTCAGGAAAGAAGTATTATTATGATCCCAATGATAAAGCATCGAAAGAAGCAGCTAGAAAGAAGGCTAATAAGCAGGGTGCGGCTGCTAGAGCTGGTGGTTATAAGGGAAAATCCCCTGAAAAACCTGAAAAAGTACTAGAAAATGTACCAAAAACTACAGAAAAAGAGGAAAAATGTACCGATTGTGAGCCAGAATTGGACGAAATTGACCAGAAAACTACAGAAAATGGGGAGAAAAGTGCAGAAAAAATGCAGGAAATTGCAGAAATTGTCCTAAAAACAGGGGAAATTGAGGAAGAAATACCAGAATATGAGGCTCCAACGGACAAAAATAACCTAGATATTGGGCATTTTGTACGATATAAAGACAAAATTGGTAAGATAATTAGCGTAATTGAGTAGGTGATATCATCGCAAATCCACCTTATATATACCTGAAACGTGATGGTAGCAACGAAAATACCAATATAGACTTTCAGGGGTATAGTGTATCAGCTCAAACCTATTCTGGTAGCAAGTTTACAGACACCATATTGACTATATCTAGTGGCAGATTACTTGATGGTGGGGTTGCAATGGTACAAACTACGGCTCCAACAGTACCTCAAGTGGGTATGTTATGGCTTGATAGTGATGCATCTGGCACCACAACAATGCCTGTTAGCACCCATACATCTAGTTTTACTGCCACAAATAATGATGTGGTATTACTTTGTGATGCATCTAGTGGGGATTTAACAGTAACACTTCCACCGGCTGGTGCAACTGATGGTAAATACTTTCACATAAAGAAAATAGATTCTTCGGCCAATGATGTTATTATAGAAGCATCTGGGTCAGAGGAGATTGATGGATCATTGAATCAAAAGATTAACATTCAATATGATTGTGCATCTGTAGTCACTGACTTAAGTGAGTGGTATGTTTTTTAGGGATTAAAAATGACATATGTTTCAACACCCTCCAAAGTTGAAGGAGGACAAAGAGAAGTCGTCTCATCAGACGATGATACTCAACAATTGCTATTAAGTATTTTAAAAGAATTAAAGAAGATGAATGTTTATCTCTCAACAATTTGTGAGGATGAAGTTAAAAATGAAGATATTGAGGTTTAATTATGAGTCCTGATATGATTAGGGATGGAGCAGGAAAAGGATATCTTGCTGAAGTCACATCTGATAATAGATTAAATGTATCTAGCAGAAGTAGTGACAGAATATATTACGTATCTAGAGATGACGAACTAGCTTATTCTTGGGTTTCTATAGATGCTACTCCAGCAGCGGGAACATATGTTATTTATTTAAAAAATACAAATCAAACAAAAAATTTATATATTGATTATATAAATTGTACTGGAGAAGAGACATTATATTGGAAAGTTTGGAAAGTTACTGGTACAGCTGCAGGAGGCGATTCTATAACAGCGGCAAATCTAAATCTATCATCTGCATTAACAGCACAAGCTACTAGTAGAGGTAATGACTCTGTAACAGGATTAACTACAGATGGATTAATTAGTACTGTAAGACATCCAGCAGGTGGTGAAGGGATTATTCAATTTGAAGATGCATTGATATTGACTTATGGTCAAGCGATTGCAGTTGAATGTAATACAGGAAGTGCAAATCCAGGTGATGTAGATATAAGGGGGTTCTTTGAATGAGAATAGAAGATGGAGTAGGTAAAGGAACTGTAGCTGAGGTAGATGATGAAAATAGATTAATAGTTAAAGCGGTGACTGTTACTGAAGAACATTATATAAATAATCATGACGGAAATGCATATAATATGACATTCCAAAATTCTGCTATATCAGGTAACTCACCATTCTTTTACATAAAGAATACTGATGATATGTGGATGATTTGTGAAGGTTTTAATGTATTTTCAACTTATCCTGGATTGCAATATATAGAGATATCTTTGGGTGATACTGGAACTGCTGCTGCTGGTTCGGCTGGAACTCCTGTTAATATGAATGCAGGTTCTGGTAAATTAGCAGATGTCACTTGTAGATATGGTAATAAACTTACTGGACTTACTCAAGGAAATATAATAGAGAGACATTATGTGGCATCTGGTGGTAGTAGTAAATCAGTTAACTTTGATATGGATGTTATCTTGCCAAAGAATACTACTTTAACTTTTAGAGGAAGTCCTAACTGCTCTGGACAGAGAATGGATTGTACGCTAGATTTCTACTTCCACGAGTAGTTAGATGGCATTGAATAATCTTATTACGGATCCTCGTAATAGCCATCAAGCATACATAGATGATGGTGATAAGGGAGAAAAGAATGCCCTTATAGTTGCTACTAGACCTCTAAAAAATTTCACTGTGCTGAATGCATTCTTCACTAATGCTGATTATGGTGTGGATATGAATTTAGATGCATCAGTTGGTGGAGGATCAGCACTAACTCTTAATATTTATAGGAGTAGTAATCAATGGTGGGAACCAACAGCAGAAGTTGGAACTTGGGATTTCGCATCCGAAGCGATTGCAGCGCAATCTGGTGGAGTTTGTATTGATGCAACAGATACCAGAAATAATGATGAATGTCAATTTAAAGCTGCAGCTTTATCAAGTTTATCTTCATATGATTATCTAACAGGATATATCTATGTGGATAAAGATTGGTCTGTTGGCGATAGTCAAGTACAAATATATGCTTGGAATACTACACCAGATACTATAGTTGGTAATCTAATAAATATAGGAGATTATGTAACTCCAGATAATTACGATGTTTGGCAGAAGTTCATTGTGCCTATTGCTGATATGGGGTTAGAAGGCGAATCTATAGATGCGGTTAAGGTTAAATCAGTTAAGGGCGGTGGAAAGAAGGACCCAGAATATTATCTTGATTTCATACAATTTACAGGAGTTGATGCTGGTCAAGCTGGTGCAATAAAATTTGAAATAGCTCCTCCTCATGGACAATGGTATCACATAAATGGAATTAGAAATGTATTTGTTGATGCTTGCCCGGGAGATTCACCGGGTGCAATAAATCTTTCATACGATAAAATATTAGATGTAGAATTAGACTATGGGTTTTTATTCCAGAGAGAACAAGAAGGAGAGGTTCAATCAACTGCCGTTACAAAACAATTATCAGATATTTTATTATTTCCTGGTAATACTATAGAAGAACCACAAAATGATGGAACTAATACTATACTTACAACCACTTATCATTATCCACATCCAGCAGTATTAAAAGCAGAAAATATGGACAAAATATCCTTCACTATAAGAGATGATATGAGTCAATTTGTGTATTTAAGAATGAGTGCAGATGGTTGGATAGAATATAGGGAAGAGTGTCTTAATGGAGATTAATTACATATTAGATTTATTTAATCAGTGCGATTCTTGTGATGCTTATTGTTGCAATGGAGATGGGCCAGTTTATCTAACTTATGAAGAGATGGAAAGATTAGATTGTAAGGAAGCAATTAAAACTCCTTGTAAATTTCTTTGCAAGGACAGTTGTTCTATTTACAATAAGAGACCTCAAATGTGCAGAGATTATCCGTTAGAGGAATCAGATGCACTTATAATTATTAAAGATATATATTTCTGTCCGATGGCTACACAAATGTATTATGAATTGTTAGATTTCTTAAAAGAATATTATCCAACAAAGATGCCTGATATGAGTGAAGTTGAGGATGGAGAATCTGAAATGTGTGCTATTCCTATATCTTTATTCAGAGGTTTCAATAATTGGTTAAAGAATAAAAATTAGAGGTGAACTATGGCTGTATTGAAAGTATGGGATGGTTCACAATGGGTTGATGTTACTACAGGATCTGGAGATAAGGATGTAGCCTGGAGTGGTGCATCAGAATATTACGGATTCTCATCTAATGCAAGAAAACTTTTCCAAGCTTCCGGAGTAGTAATATCTGGGGCAGAGTATTCAGAAGCATATGCCCAGAGAGGTAGTGTAATAGCTGGGTCTAATCTTACATGGAATGGTACTCAATTAGATGCAACAGGTGGCGGTGGTGATCCATCGTGGTCTGGTGCCGCTGGGTTTTATTCTATATCTAGTAATTACATAGGACATTCTTCAAATGCAGATATTCATTTTCCATCAAGTTCTATAAGACCTTGGTTAGATGCGGTTTATAAAGGAACAGGTGCGGCAACTGGTGGGGGTATATCTGGTTGGTATGATTTAGACACCGGAACAGGCATTACACCTTTTGGTGGTGCCGTAGCTATATCTGGTACGCAAGCAGAAACTCTATCAGTGAAAGGTTATTCTACAATATCTTCAAATGCTTTAGATGCAAGTAACTGGGTGGATGCTTCTTCACAGCGTTATGAGGATTTACTTGCTTCAGGGACTAATTATACATCAGCTTATATTTCAACAAGTACCGGTGTATTTGCATTAGCATCTCATACACATGACTCTTCAGGATCTTCGTGGTCTGGTGCTACAGGGTATATAGGACATTCTTCTAACACTTTAATTCATATGCCATCGTCTCAATTTAGGCCATGGTTGAATGCAGTTTATAAGGGTACTGGAGCCACAGCATCAGATACTAGTTGGTCTGGGGCAGCGGGTTATTGGCCAGTATCAAGTACAGTAAGTACTTTAGACACTTGGTATGATGCATCTTCATCAAAGTATTCTAATGCTTATATATCTACTTCAACAGGTGTATTTGAACCAGCTTTGACTAAAGGAGATTTAACGGCAACATCTCCGATTGCACTTGACCAAACGAGGCAAGTTATAGGTGGAGCTGCTGTTATTACAATTAATAATTATATAGGTAGCACGCAAGCTATAGAGAGGTTTGCTGATAGTTCAAATATTAATGCTAGATTTTATCCATCCAGTCTTGGAAAATCTCTTATGGATTTTTCATCTAATGCCACAAATATATATCTAGAGTTAGATGGTTCCAATGCCAATCAAAACATTGATATTAGTGGTTATGGTTTGTGGGTTGAAGGTGGGGATTCTGGTATAGATTCAGATGCTGCTGGCACATTCAGTCTTTATGGTGGCGGGCAACAAGTAATAAAAATTGGTAGTACTTCTATTTATGCTTATAAAGCATTGACAACAACTAATAGATTTACTTTTGATTCAGATACCAATGGATGTAGATTCGGGGATGATCAGGATGTTACTATCTATGGTCATGGTGGTGCTGGACTAATAACTGTTCTTGGTGCTGGAGTTGCTGGTATTAGATTTGAGACTACAGATGGTGGAAGCGATTCTGCTACTTTTGTTAAAATGGCTGCTGGTGATGGTCATTTACAATGGACTAATGGAGCTAAATATCCTACTTATTGTTATGAGGATTCTACTGAAGGTGAAATACAACCTTGGCGAGTTTATGGATATCCAACTGGAGAAGATTTAAAATATATACAGATATCGGTTGTAGCACATGACTCTAATTCTTGGGGACAATTAGCAACAGATGGAACAGGTATTTACATTCCAGACCGAGTGGATATAGATGGAAATGTGATAATTGATGGTTCATTAGAAGTCACAAATTCAATATCATCACAATCATATTCTGGGGCTAAACTTAAAATAGGAACAACAGCTATAGATGATATATTAGATGAGGATGATTTATCTAGTGATTCTCCTACAGCTTTAGCTACACAACAATCAATAAAGAAATATGTTGATGATAATGCAGGTGGTGGTATTACTGGTTGGTATGATTTAGATACAGGAACTGGAATCACTGCATTTGGTGGTGCTGTAGCAATTTCGGGCACTCAAGCAGAAACTTTATCAGTTGCCGATTATATTGCATCTTCAAATGTTTATGCCAATTTTCTCCAGAGTGGAGTATCTTATGTTTCATTATCTTCCCAAGCTATTTCAGGTGGCATAATTCTCAATCACATGCCTTCATCACAAATTAGACCTTGGTTGAATGCAGTTTACAAGGGAACAGGTGCAACGGCTACTTTAAGTGGTATGACTGACACTAATATACCAAATCCTACATCTGGTAACGCATTGGCATATGATGGTTCTGTATGGATTGATAAGGGGTTTGGAGTTTATAATTTAGATGCTGGTTTATCTAATTCTGTTTATGGGGGTGTAAGTGGCTCACCACTTGATGGTGGTGATTCTACATCATTTTAGATATGTTTATAGTTTATAGGTGATATTATTAGTATACAAATACAAAATCGTAGAGATAGTGCTGCTAATTGGACATCAAATGATCCTACTCTTGCACAAGGAGAGTTAGGAATAGAAACCGATACTTTGAAAGTAAAGGTTGGTGATGGTTCAACAGCATGGATTTCTCTTGCATACATGAATATAACTGCGTCTGATTATTATCCATCAGGTTTGGGTGCATCTCATGCTTATATATCAGGATTAACTGATGCATCTATAACAACTCCAAGGAGTGGACAGATTCTTATTTATAAGGAGAATAACTCTAAGTGGGAAAATGAATTGTCTCCTATGTTATTCAATATTGCTAATGTGAGATTACTTTCAGGACAGAATATAAATGTTACGAGATTCAAGTGTCCAGCTGGAACTAAAGCATATTGCTGGCAAGCTGCTGCTTGTAATTCTGGTGGAGCAAGTACTGGTGATTTATACATAGAGATATTAAGTGGTAACACACAAACAGGAAATTGGAGCTCAATATACAAAACATCTGCGGCAACTTTACAACAGGGATATCCTCTGGGGGTTTCTACAATTGATAGTGATATAGAAGTTAGGTTTATGTATTCTAGTACTTCTGGATATGGTTCAGAAGGGAGTCAATTACAATATGGTACTGCTATGATGCAGGTAAGTGTTTACTGATGTTATTAGGAGAAAATTAGTATGGCAACTTCGGTAGAAGAAGCAATTGCTGAAGCAATTGTTGAAATAAAATTAAAAGAATGGGTTATAGATGCGGAACACGATGCATCATTTTCAGAGGACAAACCTTGTAATTATGTTTGGAAGAGATTAAATATTTTTCATCAGATGGCACAGGGAGATTATACTTGGGGTAGTAAAGGAATTTACATAAACAAAGATGATTTTACATATCTTTGGCATTATGGTGGAGGTACACTTGAATCTATTTCAACACCATTTAAAGATTTATTGCTATCTAAGGAAGATGCAATGAAAGCTGCTTTGGATGTTGACTGGGTGGAAATTACTGAATGTGATGAAATCTTGGAAAGTGGAACAATTCTTGCTATAAAAGCTACAACTGGTCATCTTGCTGATACATATACAGCAAAAGTATGGAAAACTGGTGATACAACTGTTGGATTTAAGATTATAAGTAAAACAACTGTCAGTTAAGGTACATGAATTATGACTTGGAGTGATGTGTCCTATCGTTATAAAAAGAAGATTACTATAGATCACACGAAAGTATCTGGGGATGAGGTTGATTTTCCAGTGCTAATTAGTGTGACAGATGCTAATCTTGCAGATATATCTAATGGCGGCCATGTTCAATCTTCAAGTGGATATGATATAGTTTTCTATAATTCTGCCGAAGATACATTACTCAAACATGAAATTCAACAATATACTAATACAAGTGGATTACTAATTTTCTGGGTAAAAGTACCAGTTCTATCTAGTACATCCAATACAATCATTTACATTTATTATGGTAAGGCGGGAGTAGCTGCCGATCCGTCATCTACAGATACTTGGGATAGTGGATTTTTTGTGGTTTATCACATGGATAATTCATCTGGTGATTTAACTGATAGTACGGCTAATGGTAGAACTACATCCGCTGTAAAGACACCACACTATCAAGAAACTGGTAAAATAGGGTATTGTGTTGGGTTTGATGCTTGGACATCTGATCCAAATGGTGATTACTTTACAGATATAATGCCATTTGGGGATATAAATTTACAGAGTTTAGCTGTTGAAATATGGACCAAACAAACAGGTAGTGGATGGGATATAATGTTTGGTGCTCCATATGGTGGGCAAAATCGTTTTTACTTTAGTGCATATGAAGGTGGTGGTCATGATGATTATTATACTGGATGGGGTAGCACATACACTCACTGGGGAACATACACTGGTGGTGATTGGATTTATCAAGCATACGTTGGGGATACTGGATACACTATAGGCTGCTATGAGGATGGTGGTTCATTAAGTGCTATAGCGGATTCATCTACTTTTTCTATATCGGATGGCCCTCACATAGCAAGTTTTGATAATACATATGGATACTGGGATGGAGAGATTGATGAGGTTCGTATGTCTAATTCAATTAGAAGTGAAAATTGGTTTGCTACAACTTATGAAAATGAAAATTCACCTTCTACATTTATAAGTTTTAGTGTCGAAATGACAATTGCTGGTATAGAGATGTTCTTGAATACTTTATCTAAATATGGTAATGAAGTTTATATAAGTACGGATAAATTAGGTTTTGATGTTAGTCAAAGTACATTGGCTATAAATTAGATTTAGATAATATGGCAACTGTAAATCAAGTATACCCTCTTTCACTACAATTAGCAGAAAGAGAACAAACTCTCTATCCGAGAGTCCACATATTTATATCATCTCAAGAGATTAATCAATCTCCAAGAGAAGCTACTCACTTTATTAGTGGAGCTTATTACAGTCAATTCACTCCGAGCTCTGAAGCGTACTATCTTCTGCAATGGAATGTATATTCTGATTCCGGATATACAACATTGAGTGCAGATTATGGTTCGGTTATGGATCAAGTGAAAGTAGATTCTACTGAAACCGATGCTGCAATTGCTGCAGCAGGTGGTGGAGGTGGCGGCTCTGCATATATATCATCACAATTAGATTACATCTCCTCACAAGTGGGTTTCATATCTGGTAATCAGTATAATGCTGGAGGTGGTGGTAGAAATTATAATGTATACACCAAGAAATCTCCATGGACTCATGCTCAAAAAAACCAAGTAATCAGTGGCATGAAATCTGCTATCTCAAAAGTAGATTCTTTGACTCAGGATACTAGTGATTATCATGACAATCAGATGCTGGAAATAGGGTCATCTAGAGATAATATATTAAATAGAATAGATTCTGTGTTAGGATCTTTATCAACAGTTAAAAAGGATGTTCGTAAAACTTCAAAGTCGAAAGATGTTGATAAGATTTTAAATGATTTGAGTTTTACTATTAAAACTCTATCAGAGTATAAAAAAGAATTTAATAAATTATCCTCTTCGGAGGAAACACAATTGATAAGTAATGATGTGATATTGTTAAAGAAAATAATGGCAAAGTATATATCAGATGAAGAACTTGAGGAATTAGTAAATGAGTAGATATTGTAGATTATGTGGAAAAGATATTTCTTATAGAGGAAATAGATCTATAAGATGTGAATCTTGTCAGAAAACTCATTATACTATTTGGAATAAAGAATATCAGAAAAAATGGTTTAGTGAACACAGAGAAAGTCATAGAAAAAGTGATAAGAAATATTATGATGCTAATAAAGAAAAGATAACCAAAAAACATCTTGATTGGTTCAAAACTGAAAATGGTAAGTTAAGTAGTAGGAAAACACAACATAGAAGAGATAGAGATTTAGGTTTTGTAGAATTATTTATAAATCCATTTCCTGATGATATAGATGTTCATTATCATCATATTAATAATTTATTAGTAATTCCTATACCGAAATCATTTCATATTTCCACTTATGGTATAAATCATAGGGAAAAGTGTAATAATATAATAAAAGATTTATATTATATTGATGTTGAAGATTTATTAAATGGGTGAGAGAATTAATGGACATATTATTATCAGAATACAAGAAACGAATCGAAAAAATTAAATCCGAAGAGGAACTTGAAAGATTGGCTCTTGATGAAATCAAAGAGTTAAAAAAGAAAGTTTATTTTGAATATGAGAAGGAAAGAGATTCTTTAGAGGAACTGGTAGAAAAGCGACAGGAAGAGGAAAAGTTATTCATAGATTCTCAAGAAAGAGAATTAACTAAATATAATTATATCTTGAAGATGGCTGATGGATCTTATGCAGTGGCATCTAAAGAAGATGTAGAAATTGCTTCGGTGGATGATTTATCATCTTGCGAAGAATGTGAATTTTAATAAGAGTGAGAGATTATGAGTTTAATAGGTTCATATAGGGCTAGTGGTGTTTTAGCTAAGGGAACTAATGTTGGCTATTCTGGTTCTGCTAGTATAATTAATTTCACTGGATTCAAACCTTCTGGAATGACTGCTGGTAATATTATGGGAGTTGGATTATATGTTTGGTCTGGTGCTGATTATTCTACTGGGGATTGGATTCCTCTGAAGCGAGAATGGTGTACGTAGTGATATAATATGACAGATTTATCACATTTAAATGAACTAACAAGAGAAATAAATCAATTAGAGAATGAGTTGATTATTAAAAGTTATCTAGTAGAACATTTCCCGAATCCAATAGGTATAGCAGATAAGAATGGAAATTTCATTTATGGAAATAGGAAATGGTTTGAATTCTGGGGTTACTCCTCTATAAGGGAAGTATTCGGTAGATCAGTTAATTCTTTCTACAATGATGAGGATAAGATTCAAGAGATATTTGAGGCATTTAAAACAAGTGATAAATGGCTTGGATCAATAATTGGTATTAGTAAAGATGGTTCGGAATTTAATACGAATCTTATGGCATCTATAATAAGGGATGATGAAGGAATAGTGATAGGATCAACAGCAATGTTTCTTTATGAAGATGACTTAAGAAGAATGAATGGTGTTAATCATGGTTGATTTGGAGCGATTAAATAAACTAACAAAAGAATTAGAAGAAGAGTTTCATAATTCATTGGCGAAAGAATTGGCAGTAGAAATTCATAAAGATGAAGATAAAGAAATATTTGATTTACTTTCTAGGATATTAGATAAGATAAAAACCCAATGTATGATTATAAGAGAGGATCATACTATATTGTATATCAATTCTGAATGTAGTAATTGGATAAAAGAACATAATGTTAAATTGGAAGTTGGTATGAAATGGCATAGTGCCAGTCCAGAATATGAAATAGAAAATTGCCCTCATAGTAAATCAATTAAAGAAAGAAAAGTTGTATCTAGTATATATGGATCTCCTGTAACTAAAGTTAATTATTGTGTTACTGCTATACCTCTACTTTATGATGGTGTTGCTGGTACTATTTGTTTAATAATGCCAGAGGAAAAATAATGGATTTTGAGAAATTTATGCTCAAGCAGATGGAGTGGCGTGGCGAGGTGAATGTCACTTTGAAATCTATTAATAAAGAGTTGGAGGAGATGAAGAGGGAACAAAAGGAAACTAATAAGAAGCTTGATTCAGTTAATAGTAAATTGACAGGAGTTCAAGTAAAGGTGGCTGGAATTGGTGGTACAATTGCATTAATTGTTGCCATTGTTGTAAGTGTGGTGTTATAATGAAAAAAATTAAATTAAGTTTAAAGGGAAATTTAAAAATCCTCAAAACGAGGAAAGATTCAAAACGGCGAATTATTGCCGGTTATGCTTCAATAGCAGTTATGGATTCTGATGAGCAGATAATCCCTATCGAAGTTCTATCTAAAGGAATGCAATCTTTACTAGCAGATCCACATTACGCCAATGTGATGCTAGTGCACAAGAACATTCAGATAGGTAGGATTATAGAAAAGTTCGGTAAGAATATTACCGGAGTGGATGAGACCGGGTTATTTATTGTTTGTGAAATCAGGCAAGATATAAAAACTGCTGATGAGATTTGGGAATCTATTATAGATAAAAAATTAAATGGGTTTTCAATTGGGTGTGAAGTTTTACTTTCGCACCAAGAATGTGATAGTGATAAGTGCGTCACGGTGTTAGACGAGATTAATATCTTTGAGGTGTCGGTGTGCTCCCAACCTATTAATAAGGGTTCTGGGTTCATCATTCTATCCAAATCAAAATATGACGCTTATAAAAGTAAAGATGTATGTGATTCAAGTAAAAATAAAGAGGAAAATCTTATGACTGATGAAAAGTCTGAAGAAACGGTCATAGAAGAAATACAAGATCCAGAAGTTAAGGCGGAGGAAACTGTGGAAGAAGTCACTGAAGAAAAGGCAGAAGAAATAGAATTATCCGTTGAAGAGAGAATTGAAACTCTGGAGCGAAGTATTAACTCTATATTGGGGACACTAGAAAATATGGCAAAGGTAGAAGAGGAAGAGGTAGAAGAAGAGAAAGAAGAGGAAGAGGATATGAAAAAGAAATCAGATCCAGAACCTGTAGAAGTCGAACCAGAAACCAAATCTGAACCAGAACCAGTCGAAGATAAATCTGATTCAATTCAGGAAACTCTCGGTGCTATACTTAAGGCAATCACAGAACTCCAAAATGATAAATCGAAAGAGGAAGCTATTGGAGAATTGAAAGTTGCTTTGAAGGCTAGTAACGATGCAGTGGCATCTTTGGAAAAGAGAGTAGAAATACTCACTAAATCTGAAGAACCACCTGAAGAAGTTGAACAAAAAACTGTTAAGGATACTACAAAAGAGAAAGAGCTAGAAGTGGATAATCCTATTGTCTGTTTAAACGGTGTAATTACGTCTCGAGAATTTTCTCGGTAGATGTTATCTAATAAAAGGAAAAGATAAATATGGCATTCGTAAGT